AAATTGATCTACTAAACCAAGTTGATCAGCTCTAGACTTTGTAGCTCCTTCGTTTTCAGTAAAGTAAGCTTTGAAAGCTGTTGGAAATTCAGTAGCAACCTCACCGATACGGATCTTCTGCATCTCATCCAGGTGGTAGGCGTTTAGCTTACCGATCCCGTCAATGACGTGATACGGAGCACCATCTTTTGCTGCTTTCTTTTGAGCGTCAGAAAGACCCTGTTGAGCTGCAAGTTGATCTTGCTCACGTTGTGTTTGAAGTTCAGTAAGTTTTTCCTGATCGTAAACACCAATAGAAGCCAGAGCTTGTGCTTGTGTTTGGTACTTTTTAATCTGACCTGCTTGGTAGATACCTAAGGCATCACCTAAGGTTTTAGACAGTCTGCCCAGGTTTTTCATGGCATCACCAGCACGCTGAGCGTTAAGCATTCTAGCTTCAGCGTTAGAGTTGATAGACTGGTTTAGCCTGTCAATACTTTGTTCCAGACGTTTGTCTGCCTGTTGTTGTGCTGGGAGAAATTCAGGAGTAGGGTCTGCACCGCCAGCCCGGTTACCAGATAGTCCTTGATAAGATGATGTCATGCTAAGACTTTACTAAGTTTTTTAGTTTCAGGTGCAAACTGATCATAAGTTCCTGCACCAGACACAGCAGCTCCAGCAAGTCCTCCAATAAGACTAAGCGGTGACGGTCCTTCGACGAACTCAATGTCTTGGCTAGGTGCGGGACCAGGGGTATAGGGGTTAGCAACAGAAGCAAACAAGCTTTGACGTTGTGCGCCTGCCTTACGGCGAGCATCATCCAGTCGAATCTTAGTAGCAATCCGTTGACGAATCTGATTAGCAGCGTTAGCTCCACGTTGTCTGCCGATTGCACGACGTACGTTAGCGCCTTTGTTTCTGGCTGCACCGCCTTCATCAACGACACCACCGCCTAACAACTTAAGTGCTAAATCTTGGTCTGCTAAAATGTATTGATTTATTTGATCATCAGTTTTAAGTTGTTCTTCAGAAGCAACACGCGAGTATTCTAAACCCACCTCTTGCTGCTTACGAGCAACATCTGCTTTTGCTTGATTATACTCAGCTACCCCTTGCAGGGTTTCGAGTTCATACTGACGATTTCTTTGATTAGCTTTGTTGGCAATGTCTCGGTTCTTAGCTGCAGCTTGGGCTGATGCACTTTGGTATTCACCAACAGCACTAGCAGCACCAGATACACCAGACAGCACGCCTAGAGTTCCACTAACGGGTTCGCACACGGCAAAATTCTATAAAGGTTAAATTGTTAGGTCCATGGGGAAACTCCCGAAGGAATTTAAAACCTAGGAATTTGAGAAGCTTTAGGTGGGTGGTGTTCCGCTTATCGACTATGTTCCAAAGAAGTTCTTCGGATCGACCTTCTACATAGCGTTTTGCTTCTCTAGCGAAAGTAATTGGGTATTTATGTACAGCAGGAGTACAGAGCATCCATATAGCACCCTCAGGGTTTACCCCTGCACATCCAGCAAGCTCACCGTTTGGCACAGTAAAGTAAACAGAGTCACCATACTTAGCGCCTAATGGCAGGCTGCGTTTAGGGTCATGTCCATGACCTTCCACAACCTCTTTATAGTCTTCTGGAAGCAGGTTACAGGCCACCTCATAGGCAGCCTGCATAGTAATTGGATGGATGTACTTAGACACGTTGGTGATGCATGGGGGTGTAATCACCCTCCCAAGTCATCGAATGGAACGACGCAGGTCCAGGGTGAAAGGACTTAAGTGTAATGTTACAGTTTTTATTACGCTCATACACAGGTACTTGCTGTGTTTTTTCAGACACAAACGTAGCTTCGTCTGCATCGTAGTGATCCATAGGAGTAGCATCGTACTGTGTGGTTACAGTAGATTTACCTAATCGTTTTAGATCTACATCAATCTGTCCCACAGGACCGAACCTCATGTTAACACGTTGGATGGTCAAAGACGCAGTAATGTCAGAAGTAGTTTGTTCTCCTGCTTTTTTCTTAACAAAGATACGTGGCAGGTCTACCTTCATTTCGTACATCCAACCAACCACAACTGTATCACCGCCAAAGTCTCCAAGGAATTTGTAAGAAGGTGCGTTGCGTTGTGTAGTGTCTTCAATAAACACCTCACCAGTTGTCAGATTGACAGCAGCCAATGATGTGTCAGCACCAGATCCTGCAGATGTAAACGATACTTCTGTATGGGTTCCGTCGTAAGAACCAGCAGCCAATGACTTAGACGAATCTAAATGGACACGGTACTTAATAGTATCGCCGTAGAAGTCATCACCGTTTGCTTCTCTAGCAGTATCAATTTCTTGCAAAGGAATCTTCAAAAGATTGTAAGAAGTGTCCTGTACGATATACAACTCGTCGTCAAGCACAAACAAGTTCTTAACATTAAAAGGAAGGCTCCACTTAAACCAAGCTGACTGGACACGCCGGTCACCTGTGTTAAAATAACGGTAACCAAAAATATCTTTTTCACCACCTTTAGCTAAGAAAACAGTATTGTTTTCACGGCTATTCGTGATTGTAGTCAAGTCTGTAGGAAGCAGCCTAGGCACAACTTTTGTCTGCTCAATCATACTAGGCTCACCTTCTCTACGTATATCAAACATCTCAAAGAATCTGCCATTACGTCCGGCACTATCTATAAATGCAATAGTAGTACCCAAAGAAATAGGATTTGTTTGAGGACTATATCTGTACGTAGAAATGTTAGACACCTTTCCGGTGTCGGGAGTCAGCGCATCGCTGTCAGTGTGTAGCAAGAACTGTTGAGTTTCAGCAAAGATAACTAAACCAGTATTGGTTTCGATTGCATTTTTAAGAAGAGTAGGCTGTGTTGAACTTACTTCAATATCAATAGGATCAGATCCGCCGATAACTAAAGCTGAATCTTGGAAAAAATTACCAGGCTCTCCGGCTCTACTAAGAATTACATTGTCTTCACAAAGGAACCCAAGACGGTTTCTGTGGAAAAATGTTTGACTAATTTTTTTACGGTCGCTTGAGTTGTGATCAGCAACTTGAGCTGCAGAAATAAAAGATGGAAATGGGTTTGTATCATCGTCACCTACTTGACGTGTAGCCCATGTATATGCACCTACATTGAATGAACCGTTGTCTTGCCGTTGGATGATGTGAGGCAGGGTGTTAGCATCGAGAGTAGTAGCTACACCAGGACCAACAGTCTCTTCCCACCGTCCAGGACCGTTACCATTATTGTCACCTACAAATTTAAGATAGTAATCATCCTCTTGAGAGTCACTGCTGCTAACAACCTTGACTATCATATTGTGCCTACATTGACGTGGTAGCTCAGTAGGATCGTTTACTTCAGTAGGTGTAATCCTCCAAAGATCAGGCTGCATTGTCGTAACAATAAATGGATTACTGCTAGACAAAAACAAACCATTACCAATCTTATCTACGGTTACACCTAAACCAGCAGAAGTAGCTTTGCTTAAGATAACGTCAGGAGAGATAGTAGCGTTAGCATCAAATGTAGTAGGACCAGGACGGAAAGATCCAAGATTAGCTTTTACGTTGATCTGTTGGATTTCTACGATGTTGATGCCGTAGTTAACACCGTGCATCTGCACCTGTACATTACTGTCTGATGTTTGATAACCACGTCCACCGTGAAGGATTTCGATTTGTTTGTTATAAACACCAACGTAGTCGTCACCATGTACAGTTTCGGAAGAAAGATCAGAAACAGCGACTTGACCAGTTACTGTGAGCCTTACTACTAGACCACTGCCGGACCCACCTGTTGCTGTTAAAACTTCAGATCCTGCATATTGGAGCTTAGGATCAATACCTTGGTATGGAGTATTATTATCTTGAGAACCACGTTGGATTGTCGGATAAGTAACAGCTTTTAGTGTGGCTTGAATGACACGACCACGACCACTACCATCTAACGCACTTTCTGTAGCAGTAGGTGTAGCGACGTCAAAGCTGTACTCTCTTCCGTGAGCAACTTGCCGTAGCTCAACATACACTTGGTGTGTAGGGTTTCTAGTACCAGATGCTGCGCTAGTGCGTTTTACACCAACGGTGCTGTTAGTAACAAAAGTAGTATCGTGAACAGTAAGAAACTTTAGATCTTCATCAGTGGTGTGTGCAAGGTATGAGTTAGCACTACCGTTGTGCCGGAGGGTGCCGCCTGTATCCCAGATTTTTACTGCACCATCTCTTTGTACTTGACCGACATAAGCACCTTCGCTTTTATCACGATAGTAACTAAACCAAGTACCAGCAGATGCACCAGATAATGCACTGATAAACCTGCTGCCAGGACGCTTTACCAAACCATCCGTGATGTCAGGTACACCGTTAACCAGATCTTTCACCTGCCCTGGTAGTACCAGCTCATCAGGTTGTTGTGAGATACCTCCAGTAAAACTAGGGATAGTTTGTGTAATGCTTGTCATGAGCGCCTAAGTGCGTGATGAGGTTGATATGCTCTGTAAGTTGTGCCATCAGGCCAGCCCATAAAGTTATGGTCGCCTTGTTCACATTCGTATTCAAGACAGGCAGCACGAGCTTGTGCTTCCTGACTTCCAAGCAACTGGACCAGCTGAGGGTTAGCAACCAGTTGTGTAGCTGCACGTCCTGCAGCACGGTAGATAACGTAACGACGGAAGACAGGCGGAAGATCTTCAAACGCATACAGCGTTACAACGTCAAGTTCTACATCATTTTCAAATTCATCTGTGTGTTCTACTTTGTTGTACAGCCTACCATTACGTGTAACCACGTTGAGTCTGCGATCATTCTGATTGTCATGAATGTCATAACGTAGTACGTTAGGTGGTACTACAATATGCTTGTTAGTATCAGGAGAAAGCTTTACATGTAGTTCAGTGTTGAACTCCCAGCCTTCGTTTTGTACATCTATATTTACTTCAGTAAGAAGGTTGTAAATAAAAGAAATTTCTGGGTTTGTAAAATCAAGAGTGGTGATGGGAGACTGACCGATACTCCCCAGGATTGAGTTAACTGCGGATAGTTCGGTATCGAGTGTTGTCGTAGAGGGAGTAGTCATATAAATAAAAAAAAGGGACTCCGAAGAGTCCCCGAATAAGAATCAGAATGCAGCAGCACCAGAGGTAGCCACAGCACCGTTGGTAACGGTAGGAGCAACGTCAACCACGAACTCCACAGCAGCGGCGGGGTTCAGGTAGTCAGCGCCCATAGCAAGGCGTCCGACGATCAGGTCGCCCTGATACATCACAGACACGTCGTTACTGGTCACCTGGACTTGAGGTCCGATAGCTTCCACAACACCTGCAGCTTCCTTCTGGAAGATCAATCCGCAGGACTTGCCGAAGACCTGACCACCGTAGTTGTTACGGGAGCCATAGTTATCGCCAGACACAGCGGTGTCAGCAGGCATGGTTTCGCCAACGAAGTCGCCAGCCAAAGGCAGGCTGGAGTTAGTACCAAACTTGCCCAGGAACGGAATGTTCATGGACTTGTAGATCTTGATACCAGCGATTTCGATGATACCTTGACCGGACTGCAGGGCAGTACCCTGAACGTCACGGTTCACCAGGCCGTTGGAACCAACAGCTTGGATCAATTCATAGTATTGGCGGGGGTTGATGACCGCGACACGCCCGTCAGAGCTGACACCCTTCTCGTCGAGAGCAGCAGCAGCGTCATAGAAGCCTGCAATCAGAGAGGTAGGGTTGGTAGCGTCAGAGCTGTCGGTAGCAGTACCGAGACGGATCTGGGTGCCACCGGGCTCTTTGTAGTTGGTAGCGGTGATCGGGGAGACCTGACGTGCACCACGGGTGATGCTACGGAAGATCTTACGGTCATAGGTTTCAGCCAGAGCGTAGCCGATCTTACGGGAGATCTCGCCGCGCAGCTCGTAGTGAGCAAGGGTTTCATCCAGCTCATACAGGAAAGCGGAGCTGACGAGCAGGTCATCGACCGTAATCGTCTTCTCTGCAACCGGAGGAGCTTTGTCGGAGTTACCCAGGATCGGGGTGCCAGGGGTGTGGTACTCAGCCTTGGTGCGACCCGTGTAGATGAACTGCAGAGACTTGCCGTTCTGCAGGGTGCGCTTCATGACGAGGTCACGAGCGATAGAGTTGTACTGGAAGCCCTTGAAGACTTCGCCAGAAAATAGGTCAAGGTAAAGGTCGCGGTTGTTAGAGGCGTTGCCCGTAAGATTAGCGCGACCAAGGTTTACCTGATTGGTATTAGCCATTGGTATAGAATAAAGTAATTAAGAATATGTAGCCGTTTTCGATCGATCAAAATTTTTGTGGTCTATTCCCACCGTCTAGACGGCGAAGGGTATCTTCCGTAGAAGGCCAACGCCAAGACTGGTGGGAGGACTTGCACCTCCCTGTAAGCTTACTTAACCAGTTGCTTGTAAACTACACCACGATAACGAAGAGCATCAACTTTATAGTTTTCTGCTTTTTTCTTAGCGTTTTGGATGTAGCGGATAACGATGTTGGACATGAGTTCGTACTTGATAAAACCTAAGCCCCGTTCCATGCTTAGGCAACATGCGTCCCGATGGGATGAACGTACGAATTGATTAGCCGATGGCAGGAGCAGTCAGAGCAACAGGAGTTGTCTCAGCAGCAGCCAGATCCAGCGGGAAGTTGTGGGCGTTGCGTTCATGCATGACTTCCATGCCGAGACCAGCTCGGTTCAGGATGTCTGCCCACGTGTTGATAACATGACCTTCACGGTCTTGGATGGATTGGTTGAAGTTAAATCCATTGAGGTTGAAAGCCATGGTGCTGACACCTAGTGCAGTGAACCAGATACCAACCACAGGCCAAGCAGCCAGGAAGAAATGCAGACTGCGACTATTGTTGAAGCTGGCGTACTGGAAGATAAGACGACCAAAATAACCATGAGCGGCAACAATGTTATAAGTCTCTTCCTCTTGTCCGAATTTGTAACCATAGTTTTGACTTACTTCTTCAGTTGTCTCACGGATAAGGCTGGAGGTAACCAGACTACCATGCATAGCAGAGAATAGAGAGCCACCGAAGACTCCAGCAACACCAAGCATATGGAATGGATGCATAAGGATGTTATGCTCTGCCTGAAAGACAAACATATAGTTGAAAGTACCCGAGATGCCGAGTGGCATTGCGTCAGAGAATGATCCCTGACCGAAGGGGTACACCAGAAAGACGGCACTCGCTGCTGCAACAGGTGCAGAGTAAGCAACGAAGATCCAGGGACGCATACCTAGTCGATAGCTAAGTTCCCACTCTCGTCCCATGTAAGAATAGATACCAATGAGGAAGTGGAAAACGACAAGCTGGAATGGACCCCCGTTGTAGAGCCATTCATCAAGTGTAGCAGCTTCCCAAATTGGGTAGAAGTGTAGTCCGATGGCATTGCTGCTCGGAACGACGGCTCCCGATATAATGTTGTTTCCATACATGAGGGAGCCTGCGACAGGTTCACGGATTCCATCAATGTCTACAGGTGGTGCTGCAATAAATGCAGTAACAAAACAAATTGTGGCAGCCAGCAGGGTTGGGATCATAAGGATACCAAACCAGCCAACGTACAGACGGTTGTTAGTGGACGTCACCCACTGGCAGAACTCTTCCCAAGTAGAACGAGACTGCCTCTGTGAAAGAATAGCGGTCATTAAAAGTGCGGTGTTGTAGTTTA